ATGGCTGAATCGATCGCCCTTGAGCTTCAAGGAATTGCCGATGAGCTAGAGTTATTGGAGCAACGCGGGCAGGACCGACTTTGGAAAGAGGAAGGGTCTGTGCTCGAGCTCGTTGCCCAAGCGGATGCTTTGATTCGTTCTGTCCTTAGTGAAGATGCCTACGACGTCAAAGAAATAGCGGAGCACAGACGGCGCTACGACGTAGGCCTTGATGGTGGCGATCCGTTTTCATTCAGCATGTGGGTTGCAAGCGCAGCGATGAGAATACGGAGCGCGCGGAGTCGGATTGAGCGAGCCGCAAAGCCACGGGCTGCTGTGCAGCAGCTCACAGAACATAGAGGAACATATGTATCCATTGAGCGAATCAATGAGCTTGCGGCATTAAACGGCTCAAGGTTTGACTACGCAAAGCTTGCTCAGCTCTGTCGCGAGTTAAACGTGGTGTACGAAAAGGATTGTCACTTCGCAGTTGCGATGCTGGTCAGAGCGATTCTTGATCATGTACCCCCGATCTTCGGGGTGGAAAGATTCCGCGGGGTTGCTTTCAATTACAAGGGATCGAAATCGTTCAACAAGCATATGCAATCTCTAGAAACGTCCCTCCGCAATATTGCCGATGGATGCTTACATGAAGAAATTCGTCGCCGTGAAACGCTGCCAACGGTTCAAGATGTTGACTTTCGGTCAGCATTAAGCTCGCTGCTAGGCGAGATAATTAGGATCGAAGGGGCCAACTCCAAAGCGTGACCCTGTTCTCAGCCTCGCTTGGCTAGTGCCAAAGAGTTCGCTGTTAAAATCTCCATCCGGACAAAGGAATAGTCAGATGTTGCGGATTAGACAGCCCGAGGCGTTCGCGCTCGTGCAGGAACACTTCAGCCCGTTGCTCTTTAGAGCAGCGATGGATTCCCCTCGCTCCATCCAGTGCATGCTGGTAGACGAGCAGACGGGCGAGTCGCTCGTATTGACAGGACTGCCTTGCGGCATATCGCTTACCAGGTCGCAGCTGGCCGAGCTGATCAATGTGGTCGAGCTCGATATCGCTGCGCTTAGGCCTGCACTCCTGAAATCCCTGCGGCGCGATAGGCACGCTGGCTAGACTGAGACCACCAAAAAAGCCGCATCGAGGGCGGCTCATGTTGGCATGATGGAGTTAGGCAGCTGCCTCGAGCTCGCCGATTCGGCGTCGACACTCTTGCTGATCATCTGGTGAGAGCAACCCGTAAAACACTAGCATTGCGTCCACTGGGCTTGCGTCCCGCTTTGGTCTGGCGTCTGACTGAACCTTACCAAGAGAAGCGCCGCCAACCGTACAGATCCGGACGGCTTTGCTGGGCGTCTTCCCATACCAGCTGAGTAGCTCGGCAAGCTTATCTATCAACACGTCCTCGGTTTGACTTGCCGGCCGGCTGAACCAGCGGCCAAGCACGCTTTCGGTAGCTCTACCATCGATTTCTTCGCTGATATCTCGGTACGACTCGCCTGTGAGTCCTTGGTAGCCAATGAATTTACTCGGTGCCAGCAGTACTTGCCCGTTCTCGTCTTCAATTGCATACCAAGCCCGGAACATACCGAGAAGCCCTTGGATTTCGGGTGAGCTAAGAGCGTCCTGGAAACGGGCGATACCGTCCCTGGCATCGTCTAGAGTTGCGATCAAACGTGGAGTTGACTGTGCCATGTGTGTTCCTCGCTTCTGGTTGGTAAGGCGATCATATTCAATAACCCGAACAGCTGCAAGAACTACATGGACTTTATGTTTTAATTATGTAGGCCTGTTTATAGGCGGCAACTCAAACTCCCTGAACCTGATCACCTCATCACCAACCCACTCATTCACCTGAGCCAGCCTTGCCTGGATCGGCTCCAGTTCGTTGACCGCCCACACCTCAGCGGCCTCGCGCAGTGAGCCAAAGCCGCCGGCGTTCTGCGGCACGATGCCCATCAGCTGTGGCGGGATCCGGAGCGCGGCCAGCAGATCGTCTCGGCTGATGTTCTTGATCGACCCGAACTCATCCTTCGCCGCCACCTCGCTCACCGGCAGCAGCTGGATGCCGTCCTTCTTGCCGCCCGGCGCATACATGAACAGATTGCGGAAGTTGCCCGGGCCCTTGGCTGACTTCAGTGCGGTGCGCAAGGCATCGACGTCTTCTTCCTTCTGCGCCGCGTCGGTCATGTACATGATGAAGCCGGCGTGCGAGCCGTTCTGGTAGTACCGCCGGCGGAAGAGGGTGGCCGACTCATTCAGCAGCGCCGATTGCAGCGCCGACAACCACTCCGGCAGCCCGTACACCTCCTGATTGATATCAGCCTCGCGCAGATGGCAGATCGTCCCGGCCTTGAATTCATGCTCATCGCGCCAGCCGCGCACCTGGTAGTAGGTTTCCAAGTCGGCACCGCGGCGCATGTACTTCGCCAGCGTCGGCTGAAGGCTCAGGGCCTGACCGAGCATGTTCTGCCGTCGCTCCAGATACGCATTGCCACACCACAGCCAGTCCAGGGCGAACTGGCCGAACGCCTGCCGGCTCAGCAGCTTGTGCGGGATGAACGTCCGCTCGAGCATGTTGCGCTTGAAGTTCAGCCCGCTCTGCAGGAACACGCTCGCCCTGGTCGACTTCGCCAGCCCATCCAGCGACAGCGGCGGTTCGTACCAGCGCCCATTCAGCCAGCACTCCAGATAATCGAGCAGCTCGCGGCCATCGAGTACCGGCATCGGATCGCCGAAGGTGAAGGCCTCGATGCCCGGGGCGGGTGCGGCGGCAATGTCGGTAGTCATCAATAGATCTCCATGAAGCTGGTGTTCTGAGCGGTCATGCCCTCGAGGGGCTCGTTGTGCAGGGCATGGAACAGCGCCCAGGCCAGATCGGCGTGTCCGGTGTCATCGGTACGCCCGGCGGTATAGGTCATCTGCCGGCCGCTGGCCGTGGTGGTTTTGCGGATGGCCATCAGTGAGGAAGCGAGATCCGTCCAGCCGGCGTCGAATTCCAGCCGGCCCTTATGGATCACGTCGTAAGCCTTCAGGACCAGGCGGGTTTTCACTTCCGGCGAGTAGCTGAAGGTGGTCAGGTTCGGGAAGAACTGCTTCACCAGCTGCGCCACGCCCGACCCCATGCCGGTCATATCGATGCCGATGTAGGTCACCCAATAGCGCAGCGTCACCCGACGGATCGCCTCGGCCTGGGCGGCGAAGTCCATCCCGCGGAACTGATGGCGCTCGAGCACGCGGAACTTGCCGCCCGGTACCAGCGGCGGCGCCGCCACGATCAGGCCAGCGCTATCGCCGGTCTCGGCCGGGTCATAGCCCACCCACACCTGGCGATCGCCAAAGGGCCGATCGGCGAACGGCTTGTAGTCCTCGTTCCACTCGATCCAGCTATCCACCATGCACGGCTGCAGCACCGCCAGCGGGAAGATCGAGGCGCCATCGTCGACGAACTGGCACATCAGCAGGTTCGCGTAGGCCTCGGCGCTGTACTCCAGGCGCAGCTCCTCGATGTCGAACAGATCGCAGCCTCGCTGCTCGGCATCCAGGATGGTCACGATCTGCCGCCAGATCCGGTCCTCGCAAAGCCGCCCCTGCTGCAGGGCGTCGTGCGAGACGTCGATGCTGATCCGCTGCGCCGCCGGCTTGCCCTTGTTGAAGCGCTCACCCGTCCAGAACGAATAGGCCTCATGCGCCATCGAGGAGGGCGTCGAGAAATAGGTGCGGCGGTATTGCTTCTGCATCGCCATGCCGCTGGCGACCTTGTTCAGCTCGTTGAACTTGAACGTCCAGAAGAATTCGTCGAAGTAGAAATTGCCGTGATAGCCCTGCGCCGTGCGCGCGTTGGTTCCAAGGAAGTGCAGCTCCGCGCCGTTGCTCAGAATGATCGGGTCGCCGGTCAGCTCCACCTGGCACACCTCACGGGCGAACGCCTGGATGTAAGCCTTGAAGATGTGCGCCTGATTCTTCGACGCAGACAGGAATATCTGATTACGCCCCGTCACCAGCGCATCGAGCAGCGCCTCACGGGCGAAGTAGAACGTCGCACCGATCTGCCGACTCTTGAGAATCGCCCTGGTCCGTTGGTTGCCCGCCCTGTACCAATCCAGCTGGTAACCGAAGCAGCCATCGCGGAACGCCTCCTCGAGCTGCTCGACGTGCTCCTCGGCGAACTCGTTGCGCTTCGGCGCCTTCTTCGGCCCGGCGTTGCGCTTGTCCAGGTTCGGATTGAGCTCCGCCTCGGTGCCGCCGCCCTTGAATCGCTCGATTCGGGCCTGCCGCTCGAGCTGGCGGTGCAGCAGGTCAATTTCCTTGAAGTCGCCGCCGGTCTTGCCGTCCTTCAGGATCAGCTGCACCAGGCGGGCCTCCAACGCGCCGCCGATGCGCTCGACGTTGTCCGCCCGGTCCCATTCGTCCCGGGCCTTCCAGCTGTGGACGGTCTTTTCCTTCTCGTCCAGGTAGTCGGCGATATCCGTGATGCGCCAACCCGTCCAGTACAAAAACTTGGCCTGGCGGCGGTTGTCGCGTTGAGCGGTGAGTTCGGCGGGTGCATTCATGGCGCCGATGCTGCCGCTCACGCGCGCGAGCCGTTACTCCGGCGCCCTGTATGTCCAGCCAGTACAGGGTGTGCGAATTGCCCGCAGTGCGCAGGCTGCCGACCATGCCCTCACAGCAACCTCACCCAGCAGCTACCGACTGAGGACAGACCGCATGGCCGGCAACAGCACCCCCGCCAAGAAATTCCGCTCTAAGTTCTTCCGCGTCGCCGTCGAGGGCGCAACTACCGACGGCCGCCAGATTGAACGCCAATGGCTGGTCGACGCCGCCGAAACCTACAACCCCAACACTTACGGCGCGCGCGTCTGGCTTGAGCACTTCCGCAGCACGCTGCCCGACGGCCCTTTCAAGGCCTATGGCGATGTCGTCGCGCTCAAAACTGAAGAAGTAGATATCGCCGGGCAGAAGAAACTCGCCCTGTTCGCGCAGATCGAGCCGACAGCCGACCTGGTTGCCATGAACAAAGCCCGGCAGAAGATTTTCACCAGCATGGAGATCCGCCCGAAGTTCGCCGACACCGGCCGCGCCTACTTGGAAGGGCTGGCGGTGACGGACACCCCGGCGAGCCTCGGTACCGAAATGCTCACCTTCAGCCAACAGCATCCAGACGCATCGCCGCTCAAAGCACGAAAGCGTGACCCGGAGAATCTGTTCACCGAGGCGCTTGAAGCGGAGCTCGAATTCGATGAAGTCGAGGACGAGGGCAGCAAGGTTTCCGGGCTGTTCAGCCGCGTGCTCGATGCCCTGGGCAAGAACAAGGAAAAGGACGGCCAAAACGCCGCCCACTTCAACGAGCTGACCGAGTCGCTCGAAGCCGTTGCCGACCACGTTGCCAAGCAGGGCGAGGCGTTCGCCGCTGAAAAGAGCGAGCGCGAAGCGCTGCAGGGCAAACACGAGAAGCTTGCGTCCGACTTCGCTGACCTACTGAAGAAGCTGGAAAACACCCCTGAATCCAGCAACCCAAACAAGCCGCAGTTCGCGCAGCGCCCGCCGGTTTCCGGTGGTGACGGCCGCATCGTCACCGACTGCTAACACCCGCAACGGCAACCCGCCATGAACACCGGAGAGACCCATGCGTAACGAAACCCGTGCCCTGTTTAACGCCTACCTGCAGCAACTCGCCCAGCTGCATGGCGTACCCGACGTCACTACCAAATTTGCGGCGGCCCCGGCGGTGGCGCAGACCCTGGAAAACCGCATCCAGGAGTCCAGCGAATTCCTCAAGCTGATCAACGTCTACGGTGTGCCCGACCAGATTGGCGAGAAGATCGGCCTTGGTGTTAACGGCACCATCGCCGGCACTACGGATACCGATACCAAGGACCGCGAGACCCGCGATCCGAGCGCCATGGATAACCGCGGCTACGTCTGCACCCAGACCAACTTCGATACCCACCTCAAGTATTCGAAGCTGGACGCCTGGGCGAAATTTCCGGATTTCCAGAACCGCATTCGCGACGCCATCATCAAGCTGATGGCGCTCAACCGGATCATGATCGGTTGGAACGGTACCAGCCGCGCCGCCACTTCCAACCCTGCCACTAGCCCGTTGCTGCAGGACGTCAATATTGGCTGGTTGCAGAAAATGCGGACCGAAAACGCCGCGCGCGTGATGAGCGAAGTTGTCGATGCATCTGGCCAAATCACCATTGGCGCCTCTGCAGACTTCGAGAACATCGATGCGCTGGTGTTCGCCATGGTCAACGAGCTGCTGGAACCCTGGTATCAGGAAGATTCCCAGCTGGTGGTGGTCTGCGGACGCAAGCTTTTGGCCGACAAGTACTTCCCGATCATCAACCAGGCGAACGCGCCTACCGAAATGATGGCTGCCGATATGGTCATCAGCCAGAAGCGCATCGGCAATCTGCCGGCGGTGCGAGTGCCGTACTTCCCGGCTAATGGCCTGATGGTCACCCGCCTGGACAACCTGTCCATCTACTGGCAAGAAGGCACCCGTCGCCGCACCGTTACCGACAATGCCAAGCGCGACCGCATCGAGAACTACGAGTCGGTCAACGAGGCGTATGTCATCGAGGATCTCGGCTGCGCAGCTCTCGCAGAAAACATCGTTCTGAGCTGAGGAGCGCGACCATGACCAATCCTTGTCGCCGTCACTTCCAGCGAGTCACCGCAGCGGCTGCCGCCGCATCGGTAGCCCCGGCCATGTCCATGGCCGGGGCTACCGCCTACGAACAGCAGCTGCTGCAACTCAACCAGGACCGGCTGCGCCTCAAGCAGGTGCAGTCGGAGCAGGGCAAGGCTGAGCTCAAGCGTTTGCTCATCCCGGCCTATCAGCCCTACATCGAAGGCGTTCTGTCTGCCGGCAACGGCGCCCAGGACGATGTGCTCACCACGCTGATGGTCTGGTGCATCGATGCCGGCGAGTTTGCCGACGCGCTGACCATCGGTGCCTACGTGCTCAAGCACAACCTGAAGATGCCCGACCGCTTCGACCGGACCACTGGCTGCCTTTTGGCCGAAGAGATCGCCAATGCGGCGCTCAAGGTGCAGAAGGCCGACGGTGAGTTCCCGCTGTTCGTGCTCGAGCAGGCGCTGACCATCACAGACCCGCACGACATGCCCGACCAGGTACGCGCCAAGCTGTCGCTGGCCACCGGCAAGGCATTGCTCAGCAAAGTCGACGAGCAACAGCTCGACGGCGACCTGCTGGCGCAGGCCAAGGCGCAACTGACCAAGGCCATCGACCTGCACAGCAACTGCGGCGGCAAAAAAGATCTGGAGCGCGTCGTGCGCCTCCTGAAGAAACACGCGGAAAGCACGCCAACCGGTACCGGCGAACCTTCGGTCGATGAGAACGCCATCCCCGACCAGGGCACTGGCGATCAATCCGACTCGGGCGAGCAGGGCACCGAAACAGGAACCGGCGAGCCACCCGCTAACTGAGCGTCCCCCACGCACTCGGCGGCTCGGGGCTGATCGACAGGCTTTCTCCTTTACCTTGTCGTGAAGCCCCGACCACCGCCGAACTAGGGCAAGAATTCATGAGCGCATTCATCGCAGCAGGCGGCAGCACTGCGCCGTACCCCATGACCAACGACGGCTGGTTTCCAGACCTCGACGGCCATCACATGCGCGAATCCCTGCGCCTGGACGGCAGCATTACCGATGCCCGTCTCGAAACCGCAGCCGTCAACGCGGTAATTGAAGTCAACCGCGAACTCAAAGCCTGGAAGGCCCAACAGCTCGCGGCCGGCAACGCCAGCCTGGCCGATGTGCCGGCAGATGAGATCCAGGGCGAAAGCCAGCTGCTGCACCTCTACCGCCGCGCCATCTACTGCAGCGCAGGCGCCGAGCTGGCCGAGCGCATGCGCGACTACAGCGCCACCGGTGACGGCGCCGAACGCGCCGAAGCCCTGACCCCGACCGCCGACGAATACCGCCGCGATGCCCGCTGGGCGATGCGCAGCATCCTCGGCCGGGTGCACACCACCGTGGAGCTGATCTGATGGAAACGATCGACTGGAACGAGATCAGCCGCCGCGGACTGCTTGAGCGAATCAACCGCGAAATCATGCACCCGCTCGGGTTGGCCGTTTGCCGAGTCGTTGAAACTGGCGTCTCGCCTGGCGCGCTGGTCTCCGAGGATGGCCCGTTCGTGTATCCCGACGAAGGCACCGCTGAGGCGGCCGACTGATGGCTAGCCTGCGCGCCCAGCAGGGCGACACCGTCGACGCCATCTGCTGGCGGCACTACGGGCGCACCGCCGGCGTGGTCGAGCAGGTGCTCGAAGCCAACCCCGGCCTGGCCGACCTCGGCCCGGTCATCCCACACGGCACGCTGATCGAGCTGCCGGAACAGGCCGTGCGCGCCGAACAACGCCAAATGGTGAACCTATGGGACTGATCTACCTCGCCCTCTACAAGGGCCGCGGCACGCTGTTCAACCGCCTGATCCGTCTCTGGACGCGCTCCAAGTACAGCCATTGCGAACTAGTCCTGTCCGACGGCCGCTGGCTCTCCGCCTCGGCCATGGACGGCGGCGTGCGCGCCAAGCACATCGAACTCAACCTCGAGCACTGGGACCTCATCCCGCTGCCTTGGGCGGACTACCGCAGGATTGCCCGCGTGTTCCGCGCCAACGCCGGGCAGGGCTACGACTTCTTCGGCCTGTTCGGCAGCCAGCTGCTCTCGGCAGGCCTGCACAGCCAACGCCGCTGGTTCTGCAGCGAGTTCTGCGCGGCCGCGCTCGGCTATCCCATGCCGCAACGCTACAGCCCGGCCCAGCTGGGCGAGGTGGTCCAGCACATCAACACCCTCACGCCCAGCGGACAGTGGAATGAAACGCATGCATGACCGTCCCGAAATGGCCTGGCTCGCCACGTGGCTCCAGGAGAATTACCCGATCCTGTACGCGGCAGGCCTGTCGGCTGCCATCGCCGGATCGCGGCTGATGCTGGGCGGCGGCTCGCTGCGCCGCATCGCTATCGAATCCGTCGTTTGCGGCCTGATCACCCTGGCTGCTAGCAACGGCCTGGCGCTGTTCGGCATCCCGCTGGATGCGGCCCCATTCTTCGGTGGCATCATCGGCCTGGTCGGCGCCGAGGGCGTCCGCGCCGGCGCCAAGCGCCTGTTCGACCGCAAGGTGGAGGGCGTATGAGCGAACTCCTGATCATCGGCTCGCGCGGTCTCGCCGTGCGTAACCTGCAGGCCGCGCTCAAGCTGGCGGGCTTCGCTGTAACCGTGGACGGCGACTTCGGCGAGCAGACCGAGCGTGCCGTCGCTGCCTTCCAGCGGCGCGCCGGGCTGGTGGACGATGGCGTAGCCGGGCCAAAAACCGTGGCCGCGCTCGCAGGGCGAGACACCTCCAAGCTCCTCAAGCGGCAGGATCTGCAGCAGGCCGCCGACCGCCTCGGCGTTCCGCTGGCCAGCGTCATGGCCGTCAACCAGGTGGAAAGCAGGGGAGAGGGCTTTACCAGTAACGGCCGCCCGGTGATCCTGTTCGAGCGCCACGTCATGCACGCCCGCCTGCAGGCCAACGGTCTGAGCGAAGCGGAGGCCGATGCACTGGCCGCCAAGCATCCCGCCCTGGTCAACCGCAAGTCCGGCGGCTACGTCGGCGGCACCGCCGAGCATCAACGCTTAGCCCAGGCCGCGCAGTTCCACTACGCCGCCGCGCTGGAATCCGCTAGTTGGGGCCTGTTCCAAATCATGGGCCACCACTGGCAGCGCCTCGGCTACTTCGACGCCCAGCACTTCGCGGACACCATGGCCTTGAGTGAGGCCGCCCAGCTCGACGCCTTTGTCACCTTCATCGAAACCGAACCCGCGCTGCACAAGGCGCTCAAGGGCCGGAAGTGGGCCGAGTTCGCGCGCCGCTACAATGGCCCGGCCTACGCCCGCAACCTCTACGACGTGAAGCTCGCCCGGGCCTATGCGCAGTTCGCCGGCGAGCAGGAGCGCGCGGCATGACCACCTCCCGCCAACTCATCTACGGCCTCGCCCTGGTCGCCGCGCTCTGCCTGCTGATCTGGATGCAGCAACAGCGCATCGACACCGTCCAGGCGCAGGCCGATCTCGCCACCGAGCGCCTGCAAACCGCCCAGCAGCGCAACGCTAACCAGGCCGCCACCATCACCCGCCTCAGTGGCGAGGTCGCCACACAGCGCCTCGACCAGCTCGCCCTGCAACAAACGCTAAGCGACCTGCGCCAGGCCTACGCCACCGACCAGCTCAAGAAGAAGGAACGCCGCCGTGACGACCCAAACCATGCGACTTGGGCTGCTCAGCCTCTGCCTGACGCTGCTCGCCGCCTGCACCAACGTCCCGCCATCACCGGAGCCGCAGGTTACCGTCAGTGGCTGTCCGGTCGTGACGCGCTGCACGCTGGATCCGGCGGCGCCGGTCAGTAACGGCGAACTGAGCGACGACGGCGACTACCTCATGGCCGCCTGGGGCGAATGCGCCGCCAAGGTCGACCTGGTGGTGGACCACAACGCGCGCAGCACCCAGCCATGAACAAGCCAGAATCCCTGCGCGCTCACCTGCTGGCCGCCATCCCCGAGCTCAAGCGCAACCCCGACCGGCTGCTCACCTTCGTCGACAACGGCAGCATGCGCAGCACCGCCGCGCCGGGCCTGTCGTTCGAATACAGCTACACCCTGAACATCATCCTCACCGACTTCGCCGGCCATCCGTATGCTGTCGCCATTCCGCTGTTTGCCTGGGTACTCGTCAACCAGCGCGAGCTGATGGAAAACTTGGAGAAGGGCAGGGATGCGATCAGGTTCGAGGCGGACATCCTCGACAACAGCAAGGTGGACCTGTCCATCACCCTGCCGCTCACCGAGCGCGTTATCGTCAAGCGCATGGATGACGGCACCCTGCAGGTTGACCACCCGCCAGAGCCGCAGCTAGACGAGTTCTTCCCGGCCGGGCCTTGGCAGCTGATCGGTAACGGCGAGTTGCTCGCGGAGTGGGACAGCCTTCAGGGCACGGGTAGCGACATCGCCAGCCCGCACCCAGGCCGCAGCAATGGCTAATGATCTCCAGGCGCTTGAGGACTGGGCCGGCGCGCTGCTCAACCAGCTGCAGCCCGCCGAGCGCCGCAAGGCCACCAGCGCCATCGCCGCCCAGCGCAACGCCGACGGCACGCCCTTTGCCCCGCGCAAACCCCGGCAGGAGCTACGCGCTAAGGCCGGGCGCATCAAGCGCAAGCTGCCAATGTTCACCAAGCTGCGCACCGCCCGTTACCTGCGCTTGCAGAGCGATGCCAGCACCATCGCCATCGGCTTCGCCGGCCGCCTGTCACGGATTGCCCGCATCCACCAGTACGGCCTGCGCGATCGCCCAGCGCCCGGTGCGCCGGATGTGCAGTACGCCCGCCGCGAACTGCTCGGCTTTACCGACGCGGATCTCGAGCTGATCCGCGACCGCCTGCTCGAGCACCTGGCGCGCTAACCCTGTAACGCCCGCCGCTTCACAGCCCCGCGAATGCGCCCCGCGCGCGCGAACGCCAGCATGGGGCCATGAATATCGCCGACCTGATTCGCCGCCTCGACAACCTGATCCGCCTCGGCACCATTGCCGCGGTGGACCACCAGGCTGCGCGCTGCACGGTCAGCTCCGGTGGCCTCAGCATCCCCAACTTGCCCTGGCTCGCGCTGCGCGCCGGCGCAAGCCTCGACTGGGACCCGCCAACCGCCGGCGAGCAATGCATCCTTTTCAGCCCTAGCGGCGAACCGTCTCAGGGCATCGCCCTGGTCGGGCTCTACTCACAGCAACGTCCGGCCCCGGCGAACAGCGCCAACGTGCGCCGCCGGACCTACCCGGACGGGGCTGTGATCGATTACGACCACGACCGCCACACGCTCACCGCCACGCTACCGGCCGGAGGCAAGGCGCAAATTACCGCGCCCGGCGGCGTCACCATCCTGGGCGATGTCGCAATCACCGGGCTGGTAACCGTCAGTGATGACGTGGTCGCAGCAGGCATCAGCCTGGTCAACCACATCCATGGCGGCGTACAGGCCGGGCCCAGCACCACAGGAGCGCCGCAATGAACCGTAATACCGGCGCCGCCGTGACCCCCATTGCTCACATCGCCCAATCGGTGGGGGACATCCTCACAACCCCGATCGGCTCACGCGTCATGCGCCGCGAATACGGCAGCTTGCTGCCAGATCTGATCGACGCCCCCTACAACGAGGCCACCAAGCTCCAGGCCTACGCTGCCACCGCCATGGCCCTGATGCGCTGGGAACCGCGCATCCGCCTGAGCCGCGTCCAGATGTACCAGGGCGAGCAGCGAGGCGCCGTGGTCATCGAGCTTGAAGGCACGCGTGTGGACAGCAACGAAGCCCTGAACCTGCGCGTCCCGGTCGCGCTGGGAGCGACGTCATGAGCGGTTTCACAGCCATCGACCTGCCACAACTTCCGGCCCCCCAGATCATTGAGGCGCTCGACTACGAAACCATCCTCGCCGAGCGAAAAGCCTATTTGGTTTCCCTGTATCCGGTCGATGAGCAGGCCGCGATCGCCGCCCGCCTCGAGCTCGAATCGGAGCCCATGACCAAGCTGCTCCAGGAGAACGCCTACCGCGAGCTGACGCTTCGCCAGCGCATCAACGATGCTGCCCGCGGCGTCATGCTGGCCTACGCCACTGGCAGCGACCTGGACCAGATTGGCGCCAACTTCTCCATTCAGCGCCTGGTGGTCGAGGCGGGTGATCCGACCGCAGTGCCACCCGTTGCGCCAATCCACGAAACGGACGCCGATTTTCGCCGGCGGATCCAGCTCGGGTTTGAAGGCTTCAGCACCGCCGGCCCGGAAGGCGCCTACCTCTTCCACGCGCTGGGCGCTGATGGCCGCGTGCTGGATGCCGGCGTGTATGGCCCCCCAGAATCACCCGGCGTCGTGCGAGTCGCCGTGCTATCTCGCGAGGGCAGCGGCCATGCAACTGAGGATCTGCTGGAAGCCGTCCAAACCACCCTACGCGACGATGACGTGCGCCCGCTGACCGACCACGTCCTGGTCGAATCAGCCGAGGTGCTTGAGTATCAGGTTACGGCCTCGCTGACCTTCTACCCCGGCCCGGATAAAAGCGTTGTGCTGGCCGCTGCCCATGCCGCGTTAACTGCCTACACCCAAGCCAACCACCGCCTGGGGCGGGACGTGACCCTGTCGGGTCTATATGCCGCATTGCATCGCGAAGGCGTCCAGAACGTCACCGTGTCGAGCCCCCTCGCCAATGTCATCGCCGGCTGGAACCAAGCCACCTGGTGTACCGGCATCGACCTGCTAGAGGGCGGCACGGATGAATGAGCCGATGCTGCCACCCAACGCCACCCAGCTTGAGCGCGCCCTGGCCGAAACCACTGCGCACCTGGGTAGCCTGCCGGTCCCGGTGCGCTCGGTCTGGAACCCGCAGACTTGCCCGGTGGCTACGCTCCCCTGGCTCGCCTGGGCGCTCAGCGTCGATGACTGGAACGGCCTCAGCGAAGCTCAGCGCCGTGCGCTGATCGCGGCGTCCTACCGCATCCACCGGCGCAAAGGCACCGTGTCCGCCGTGCGTGAAATTCTCAACGCCAGCAATGCTGACGTCCGCCTGGTCGAGTGGTGGCAAACGCAGCCCCAAGGCACCCCGCACACCTTCACCGTCGAGGTGGAGATCGAAGACCGCGGCATCACCCAAGGCACGCTTGAAAACATCGAACGGCAGATCGTCAGCGTGAAGCCCGTGCGCAAGGGCGTGGGATACAAACCGTCCATCCACATGCCTCGGTGGGCCTGCCGCATCCTGCTGGAGATCACCAACGTGCGCGTCGAGCGCCTGCAGGACATCACCGAGGAACAGGCGGAAGCCGAGGGCGTACGGGCCTGTGAGCACGAGCTCGACCCGAACGGCAACGGCTACTCCGCCACCGAACTGCTCAGCATCCTCTGGTCATCGCTCTATGGCGTCGACAGCTACAACGCCAACCCTTGGATCTGGGTGGTCGAGTTCAAGCGCTTGGAGGTGGCCGATGCCCGTTGAAATCCGCACACGTTTCACCACCGGCACCTACGTGGCCACCGTGCGCGGCGAGAAACGTACTGCCAGCAACACCATCAGCGCCCGGCAAGCCGCCGAAGCCATGGCCCGCAAGCTGGGCCTCGATCCGGCGCTTCTCCGGGAGACCCAACGCGACCTGCTGCGCAATGGGGTGGAGCTGTTCGTGCATCCGGAAACGCCAAAGGCAAAGGAGGTGGCTCATGGCTGACCACACCAGTGCGCAGTGCGATCTTTTCTCTCCCGAGAATAAGGCTTCGGTTGCCCGCTTCCCGTCGGCGCCGGCGCTCATCGCCCATCGCTGGCCATATCCCGGGTTGAGCGGTGAGGACAGCGCGCGCTCTTCGCTCGCGCAATCCGCGCAGTTCGTCGAGGTCATCGCCCTGACGATCAAACGCAAGCAGGCGTCGGTGATAACTGACGCTGAGGTGAAGGCTCTGCTACCGGCAGACTGGAAGCACATCCTCGGCCGCTGGGTGCACGCCACGCTGGCCAAGTGGCAGGGCGAGCAGCACGGCATCCAGGTTGAGCACGTCAGCCACGGCGATGGTGGATACCACTGGCAGTACCGCATGGCCGATAGCCAGTCCGGGTGACCAACTGACCTAGAAAACACACCAACCAATTCGAGGCCCGGCAACGGGCCTTTTTCTATTGCTGCGGGTGCGTCACCGGTACCGTGCCCGCATGGTTTCGCGTGGGGACGCATATGGCAGATGGAGTTGAAGTAAGGGGCCGCTCGATCAGGGTCTACTTTCGCTACGAGGGGAAGCTGTGCAAGGAGCCGTTCGCCGGCGAGCCAACGCCCGGCAACCTGGAACGTGCGGAGCGGCAGGCGGCGATCATTCGGCATGAGATCCAGGCCGGGACGTTCAGCTATGCGCGCTGGTTTCCCGATTCAGCGCGGGTGAAGGAGGCGAACTTCGGCCACTGGATCGACCTCTGGCTGGATATCAAACGCAACGAGCTGGCGCCGTCGGCGATCAGTAGCCACGAAAGCAAGATCCGTTGCCACATCCGGCGGCAATGGGCCGATCGACAGGCCGAGGACATCACGTTCGTTGAGATGCAGCGGTGGGTGCAGAAGAAGCTGATGCCCAAGCTGCACAACAAGACGGTGCGCGAGATCGTGGCGATCGTGCGGCAGATCTATCAGCTGTACCGCACCACGAATCAGGTGGCGTTCGACCCAACGGAGGGCATCGTGATCCGGATGCCGGACGATGAAGACCCGGACCCGTTCGAGCGCAAGGAGATCGATGCCATCCTTGGCACGCCATCGCCTGGCCGTGAGCAGGAGCTGGCCTTGATCAAGTTCATGGTCTGGACGGGGCCACGGGTGAGCGAGGCGATCGCGCTGGCCTGGGAGGATGTCGACCTGGAGCGGGGTGAGGTGATCTTCCGCCGCGCCCGGGTGCGCAGTGCCTACAAGGTGACGAAGACCAAGCGCTCGACGCGAAAGCTGAAGCTGCTGAAGCCCGCCCTCGAGGCGCTGCGGGCGCAGGCGGAACGGACGAAGGATCTGCCGGCGGTGGAGATCGAGGTGACGGACCGGGACAACCGGACGATCCGGAAACAGAACGTGCGCTTCGTCTTCCACAACTCGCACACCGATCAGGCCTATTCAACGGCAGACAACTTGCGCAACGGCTGGTGGAACGCGCATCTGAGGGCGGCTGGTGTTCGCCATCGCGGGCCGAACAACTGCCGGCACACTTTCGCCAGCCAGATGCTCACCAGTGGCGTGGTGCCGCTCGATTGGATCGCCGAGCAGATGGGGCACACGTCCACGGCCATGATCCACAAGCACTACGGCACCTGGATCAACGAGGACGCTGCGGATATGACCAGCCTCATTGAGCGACAGCTGAAGCTGTAACGACGCTCATTCCCACGCCGAAAACCGCTGGAAGCCCCGTTATTCGGGGCTTTCGGCTATCTGGAGGTTCCCAAAATGTTCCCATTTCGTTCCCATCAGCCCCTCGCGCAACGCTGCAGGCCAGCAAATACGTGCCTCTATAGTCGGCAGGCGTTGATTTCGAATCTCTGCGCTTCCGCCATCTGCAATCCTGAAGGCCCCGATTACGGGGCCTTCAGCGTTTCTGTGGTACGGAAAACGAGCGCGGATGTTGCCAGGATCGGCGAATGTCAGGCTGCAGTTCCATTGCGTAGGCTGCCCGCGCGACTTCCTGCAACATCCGTAGGGCAAGTTTTGCTCTGACAGTGTCGACGCACGTTGTGCTGCAGTTGGCACTTGCCAGCCAGAGCGATGCGAAAGCCACTGCTAGAATCCGCCGCCTGACAAATGGAGTTGTCATCATGAAGCGATTCAGGCAACCGGAGGCATTTGCCCTGGTTCAACAATATTTCGAACCGCTGCTGTTCAGCGCGCGGATGGATTCGCCCTCGACCATCCGCGTGCTGCTAGTCGATGAAGCGGCAGGCGAGTCGCTCTTGCTTACCGGTTTACCGTGCCGGCTATCGCTTTCCCGCGCCGAGATCACTGGGCTGATCAATACCATCGATCTGGACGCCGCCGCGCTGGGGCCGGCGCTGCTGAGCAAGCTCAAGCGCCCTCGCTTGCTTGGCTAG